CATTAAGTTCTATAAAACACTCAACCCGCCCCCTAAAAGTGGGGCATTAGGGGCATTCTGGGCATTCTGAACAGAAAAAAGAAAAAAGAGGATTCAGAGTATTGTTTAACTACAGGAGTATATATAGGATAGGGAGGGTCGGAGGGCAAACAAGCCTTCTTTTTTTTGGAGGAACTATGAAAGACAAGGATCACACAGTCTCCTATACGCCCACGGAATACTATTCGATGTGCGAGAAGTCGAAGAAGCGGGTTAAGGAGATGCAGGAGCGTGGTATCCCCACAAAATACGATTCTAAAGAGAATCCAGAAGAAATGAGTTCTAGGGATGAGTTCTTACTCTTTTATGGTAAGTAGTCTTTATGGAAGAATCTTACGTTCAACGAAGAAAGCGAGAAATCAAAGAAGAAAAACAACAGCGCAAACAGGAGTCGGGTAGGCCATCCAAGAAGGATCTGGCCAGTAATTCTCCAGGAGGACGGGGGAAAGTAGGTCGCCCAAAGGGAGATGCCACGATTATTAACGAGTACAAAGCTCGTATGCTGGCATCCCCTAAGTCCAAACGGGTACTCGATACCATCTTTGATGCTGCGTTAGACCATGATCACAAGAATCAGGCGGCGGCATGGAAGTTAGTTATGGATCGGATATTGCCTGTGGCGGCTTTTGAGAAGGATGTCGTCCAAAACGGCGGCAAATCCGCTATTCAGATCAACATAACAGGCGTGGGTGCTGCAGAGGTCAAAGATATTGATCCTAACACTATCCAACCCACGGTAATTGATGGGGACAACGGTGAAATACTTTAGATTAGAAGAGTTCAACTGTACCCATACGAACCTAAACGAAATGGATGACGCATTTTTAGAGCGATTGGATCAGTTGCGTGAGGAATGTGGCTTCCCGTTTCGCATTACCTCAGGTTACAGGGACGCAACGCACCCTGCCGAAGCCTCAAAAGCTACACCCGGCACCCATAATCAAGGGATTGCGGCAGACATTGCGGTATCTAATGGTGTAGAGCGGATGAATGTTGTTCACTGGGCGCTCAAAATGAATTTTGGGGGCATCGGGGTTGCAAAAGGATTCGTTCACGTTGATGATCGCAAGACAACTCCAGTCATGTGGACGTATTCTTAATGCTATACACTAAAAACAAAAATCTAACGGACACGTCTACGCAGACAATCGTAGAAATACCCGCCGGATATGTGGCTCATTGGAACATGGCGTTTATTTCCAACCTGCATAACGCAACAAATAGCATTACCTTGTTTGTAGACAAGCCTAGCCCAACGCCCGACGTATATATTTACAACGGAACTAACGTATCCTCAAAAGAAAACTTGTTAATTGATGGTAATGCAGTGTTTGTTTTGCAGCCGGGAGACATCATTAAGGCGTCTTCTGGTAGTGCTGGCAACATGGAAGTAGTAGTAACATTTGATTTATTAGAAGCTCCGACAGTATTCAACAACTTTAACGGAACTTAATATGGTTATTGTCTTAGGCGCTGACTGGTGCGCGGGCTGCAAAGCAATTCGCACCAAGCTAACTAAGTACGACATAGATCATAAGTATGTAACGATGCCGCCCGGCCCTGCAGGTTGGGACATGGTTGAATTGCTTACGGGCCGTCGGGCTGTTCCGGCGGTCATGTATAAGTTTGGGTCTCCTGTTGAACTAAACGATTTATTGCTTCAAGCAGGGGCAACAGAACGCGAACTAACAGAAGAAGAGCTAGACGAGCTTGACTGACTTAAATATCGAGCTTCTGCCATGGCAACAAGAAGTTTGGGCAGATGACACTCGTTTTAAAATTGTTGCGGCGGGGCGGCGGACAGGCAAGTCGCGTCTTGCTGCGTGGATGTTAATAGTAAACGCACTACAGGCAGATAAAGGACATGTATTTTACGTCGCACCTACTCAGGGCCAAGCAAGAGACATCATGTGGCAAACCCTCTTGGAACTGGGTCATCCTGTTATCGCTGGTAGTCACATTAATAATCTACAAATTAAGCTGGTCAATGGTGCAACCATTAGTCTCAAAGGAGCCGATAGACCCGAAACCATGCGAGGAGTCAGCCTCAAGTTCTTAGTGCTAGACGAATACGCGGACATGAAGCCTGATGTCTTTGAGCAAATCTTGAGACCGGCACTTGCCGACCAAAAAGGCTGTGCAATGTTCATCGGGACACCGATGGGAAGGAATCATTTTTACGAGCTGTATAAATACGCGGAGTTTGGTGATGATGAAACGTACAAGGCTTGGCACTTTACTTCTTATGACAATCCAATACTGGACAAAGACGAAATTGATATTGCTAAACGCAGTATGTCGAGTTATGCGTTTCGTCAAGAATTTATGGCTTCGTTTGAAGCCCGTGGTTCAGAGATGTTTAAGGAAGACTGGGTACGCTTTAGTGAGGATGAGCCGGATGTAGGCGACTACTACATCGCGGTTGACTTGGCAGGCTTTGAGGAAGTCAACAAGAAACGAACAAAAAACACGAAGTTAGATGATACTGCGATTGCCGTTGTTAAAGTTAGTGAGCATGGCTGGTTTGTTGATAATATTATCTACGGACGCTGGAGCCTTGACGAAACGGCAGCCAAAATTTTTCAGGCAGTCAGAGATTATCGCCCCGTTAGTGTGGGTATTGAGCGAGGAATCGCCAAACAAGCCGTAATGTCTCCGCTTGCCGACTTACAAAAAAGATATGGTAATTTTTTTAGAGTTGAAGAATTAACTCACGGTAACAAGAAAAAAACGGATAGAATCATGTGGGCGCTACAGGGCCGTTTTGAAAACGGTTTTATAACGCTAAACAAGGGAGAGTGGAACTCACGATTCCTTGACCAACTGTTTCAGTTCCCTGATTCTTTGACACACGATGACTTGGTTGATGCGCTCGCGTATATTGACCAGTTAGCTAACGTAGCATACGACTACGAATACGAAATTGAAAACCACGAAATCCTAGACGTGGTAGCAGGGTACTGATATGGCCGAGTTTAACGAAGAAGACCCAATTATCATTGAGCAGTCAATCGAAGATTGGGTGATAACCAAATGTGAGGATTGGCGCGACTACTATGAGTCGAATTACGAAAGCCGTTTTGAAGAATATTACAGACTATGGCGAGGAATATGGGATCCTGCTGATAGCGACCGTAAGTCTGAGCGTTCCCGTATCATCTCTCCTGCACTTCAGCAGGCCGTTGAGTCTAATGTAGCTGAACTGGAAGAGGCTACCTTTGGCCGTGGGAAGTGGTTTGATGTCTCTGACAACATGGGGGACACCGAAAAGCAGGACGTACAGTTCCTAAGAAACAAACTTACCGAAGATTTTGAAGACTGCATGGTTCGCAAGGCTGTTGCAGAATGCCTAATTAACTCTGCTGTGTTTGGTACGGGCATTGGCGAGATTGTTATCGAAGAAATGAAGGAAATGGTGCCAGCCACCCAGCCAATCATGGATGGCGACCTTCAAGCTGTAGGGATTAACGTTACCGAGCGGGTTAAAGTAAAGCTAAAGCCCGTCCTTCCCCAGAACTTCCTTATAGATCCAGTAGCTACTAGCGTAGATGAAGCGCTAGGCGTGTGCATTGACGAGTTTGTTAGCCGTCATTCGGTCGAATTGTTGCAAGAGCAAGGCGTATACCGCAAAGAATACGTCGGCCCAGCGGCAGCAGACACCGATCTTGAGCCAGATCAAGACATTACGATTTATAACGACGATAAAGTTCGTCTAACCAAGTATTACGGGCTAGTTCCGCGTTATTTGCTAGATACAGCGCTTGAAGATGTTAATGAAGACGCAACAGAAGAGCAAAGCTACTACGTCGAAGCTATTGTGGTTATCGCTAACGGCGGAATCTTGCTAAAAGCGGAAGAAAATCCGTACATGATGCAGGATCGACCCGTCGTTGCTTTTCCTTGGGACGTAGTGCCAGGGCGATTTTGGGGCCGTGGTGTCTGTGAGAAAGGCTACAACAGCCAAAAAGCGCTCGATACTGAACTCCGCGCACGCATTGACGCGCTAAGCCTAACGATTCACCCAATGATGGCGATTGATGCGACTCGTTTGCCACGTGGAGCCAAGCCAGAAGTCCGTCCGGGCAAGATGATCCTAACCAGCGGAGACCCAAGGGAGGTATTGCAGCCCTTTAACTTCGGTCAGGTTAATCAAATTACCTTTGCACAGGCCGGTGCGCTCCAGCAGATGGTGCAACAGGCCACAGGTGCAGTCGATTCTGCAGGACTCGCAGGTAGTGTAAATGGTGAGGCTACAGCAGCGGGTATCAGCATGTCGCTGGGCGCTGTTATTAAGAGACATAAGCGCACACTAATTAACTTCCAGCAATCTTTCTTGATTCCGTTCGTCAAGAAGGCGGCTTATCGGTATATGCAGTTCGATCCAGAAAGCTATCCGGTTTCTGATTACAAGTTTAATGCCAGTTCAACGCTGGGCATTATTGCTCGTGAGTACGAAGTAACCCAGCTTGTGCAGTTGTTACAAACAATGGGGCAGGACTCTCCGCTTTACATGACGCTGGTACAGTCGGTTATCGACAATATGAACCTGTCGAACCGCGAAGAGCTATTGGCAGCAATGCAACAAGCTATGCAGCCAACTCAAGAAGCACAGCAGCTGCAAATGCAACAACAGCAGATGCAAATGGCGGCACAACAAGCTCAGATGCAGTTCCAGCAGTCGCAAACCAATGCGCTTAATGCTCAGGCTCAAGAGTCTTCGGCAAGAGCGCAGAAACTTGCGGCAGAAGCGCAAGCAGTTCCAATGGAGCTTGAGATAGACAGAATCAACGCAGTAACTCGCAACCTAAAAGAGGGTGATGCGGAGGACAGGGAGTTTGAGCGACGGATGAAGTTCGCTGAAACTTTAATTAAAGAGCGAGAAGTAGAAGGTAAACTAAATGTTGACAGACAGAGAACTCCAGACAATATTCCTGAGATTCGAGAAGAGGTTGGAGCCGTTGGAGAGGGAGATACAGCAGTTGAAGTCCCAGCTGAACCAACTGAGCCAACAGAAACAGTCGAGGAAATCTAGCAATGGCGACGAAGAAAGACCCAAGACTAGCACGCGCGGGCGTAAGCGGGTTCAACAAACCGAAGAGAACGCCCAGCCATCCTACTAAATCGCATGTTGTAGTTGCGAAACAGGGTGATAAGATCAAGACAATTCGTTTTGGTCAGCAGGGCGTTAAAGGTGCAGGGAAGAATCCTAAAACAGCAAAGGATAAAGCGCGAAAAAAAAGCTACTACGCGCGGCACAATGCTCAGGACTCAAATCCCAGTAAACTATCTGCGCGTTATTGGTCGCATAAGGTCAAATGGTAATGGCTAAAGGCGTAAAACATTACAAGCGTGATGGCACCGAACACAAAGGTAGCACCCACAAAATGCCAAACGGTGAAGTTCATTCTGGCAAAACTCATGGAAAAACATCCGTAAAACTTTTCCATTTTGATGAGCTGTCTAAAACAGCAAAGGAGAAAGCAATGCCTGGCTATGGAATGAAAACAATGAAGCCCAAAAAGAAAAAGCCCGCTCTGCCTAAGCGAGGTCAGCGCACAATGACTAATCGAAAGAAAAAGAAGTAGTCATGCCTGCCAAGACCAAATCTAAGGTTAATCAGGCTGGCAACTACACTAAGCCGACTATGCGAAAAAACTTGTTTAACAAGATCAAAGCAGGTGGCAAGGGCGGTAAGCCCGGTCAGTGGTCAGCCCGAAAAGCCCAGATGCTTGCAAAGCAGTACAAAGCCAAAGGCGGAGGCTATAAGTAATGGCACTTAAAAAGCCCCAGAAGTCTTTAAAGAAATGGACTAAGCAGAAGTGGCAGACCAAATCAGGTAAGCCGTCTACGCAAGGGCCAAAGGCAACGGGCGAACGATATTTGCCTAAAGCGGCAATTAAGTCGTTGTCGGCAAAAGAGTATGCGGCAACAACACGCAAGAAACGCAAGGATACTGCCGCAGGAAAACAACACTCTGCCCAACCCAAGCGGATTGCAAAGAAGACAGCGCGATCAAGAAAAGCCTGACTTTTTTTAGAAAGCGTGGTAAAAGGCAGTTTTCAACAAACTAAAGAGGGAATAGCATGACACCTGAATTAGAGGCGTACTTTAACAACTACAATGAGTTGTTTAACAGCGAAGGATTTAAGCAGTTGATTGGCGAGCTTACTAACAACGCCACGCAACTTGCAGATATACAGTCGGTAAAGGACGGAGATGAACTCTTTTACCGTAAAGGCCAAGTGGCTGCGCTTGCTACAGTAATTAACCTTGAGGCGACAATTACTGCAGCGCGGGAACAGGCAGAGGCCGAAGAACAAGAAGACATGGATGTATAAGATATACGATTTCCGTTGTGAAAACGGGCATGTCTTCGAAGAGATGGTAGAGAGCGGCATCACAACCAGTAGGTGCGGTTGCGGTGCCAATGCTACTAAAATGGTGTCAGCACCAAAGTGCGTACTTGAGGGTCATAGCGGCGACTTTCCCGGTCGTCACATGAAGTGGGTACGAGAACACGAACAAGCTGGCAGAAAAAAATCTCCATAATGACTTAGTTCACGGAGTTTAATATGTCTAGAGCAACAATGATTGATTCGCACCCTGAAGAGGATAATGCGAACAACGTTGAAAACGAAGCTAATGAGATTCAAGAGCCAGAACAGGCTGTTGAGCAACCTCAAGCTGCAGCAGAAGAAAGTGTTGAGAGCGATGTCCCAGAGAAATACCGTGGTAAATCTCTAAAGGAAGTTGTTCAAATGCACCAAGAAGCCGAGCAGGTAATGAGTCGGCATTCTGCTGAAGTTGGTGAGCTTCGCAAGGTAGTGGATGAGCACATTTTGGCTCAAACACAATCAGCACCTCAAAAGCAAAATGTCGAGCCTGAAAGTGATATTGATTACTTCACAGATCCTCAGGCTGCTGTCTATCGTGCTATTGAGAATCACCCTAAGATTAAGGAAGCGGAACAATACACAGCAAACTACAAAAAACAGACCGCCTTAGCAGATCTGAACAATAGGCATCCAGACATGCAAAGCATTCTGAATGATCCTAAGTTTGCCGATTGGATCAAATCCTCAAAGATTAGGACTCAGTTATTTGTGCAAGCTGACCAAGAGTATAATGCTGAAGCCGCTGATGAATTGTTTAATCTCTGGAAGGAGAGAAAGACAGTTGCACAGCAAACCGCAAGTGTTGAAAAGCAAGTGCGGAAGCAACAACTCAAGGCAGCTAGTACAGGCAACACGAAAGGCAGTAGCGAGAAGACTCGTGAAAAGCAATATCGCAGGGCTGACATCATTAAACTGATGAAAACAGACCCCGAGCGATACCGCCTTATGTCAGATGACATTTTAAAAGCGTATGCAGAGGGTCGAGTCAAATAATCTTATAGGAGATTGACATGGCTACTGCAACTTATCCAGGCGCGGCTGGTAATACCGCGAAGACGGAAGCGGCAACGTTTATCCCAGAAATCTGGAGTGACGAGATTATTGCTGCCTACCAAAAGAACCTGAAGATGGCTCCGCTTGTTAAAAAGCTGGCTATGTCGGGTAAGAAGGGCGACAAGCTACACGTGCCTAAGCCCGTTCGTGGTGATGCAAATGCTAAAGCTGCTGACACTGCAGTTACTATCATTGCAAACACCGAAGGCGAATTGACAATCGACATTGATCGTCACTTCGAGTACTCACGTCTTATCGAAGACATCGTTGAAGTACAGGCGCTTTCTAGCCTCCGTCAGTTCTATACTGAAGACGCTGGTTACGCTCTT